ATTCTTCTAGCGGCACTCCTAATTTTTTAGCTATTGCTACTTGTGATGAAGTGAGTCTCACAGTTTTGCGACCAGATTTAGTACTTCTTTTTGCAGATGCAACTGTCTGTACAGGTTTAGCCGTTTCTACCTTTTGTTCATTATTAACAAATTTGTGGGGAAATTCAAGTCTTATTCTTTTATCAATTTCAGAATAATACTCATCAGATTGGGGATCAAAACCTTCATCTTCTGTTAATTTCTTATGTAAATCAAAAGCAGTATAAGTCATAGCGCTATCTCTACCAAACCATGTGTTTTTTTCTGCCCATGATGAAGCTTTAGGATCAGGTGTTCCTTGTGCTACTTCTTGTCTATTTAAATTAACTTCAGGTTTTGCAACCTCAGTTTCTTTAAGTTTACTTTCTTGTTCTTGATTTATTTTAGCTTCTAAAAATCTAGCTTGTTTGTAACCTAGTTCAGAAATCATTGTTTGAGCTTCTACTTCAGCATTAATATCTCCTGCTTCTCTAGCAGCAGCTAATCTTGCCTTTGCAGATTCTAATCCAGATGTAATAGAATCTTCTGTAGACTTCATGAATCCGGGTTCCAGCTTCGAGATTTTTTCATCAACTTTTTTCTTATCCTGCATAACTCTTTCAGCATAAGTTAAAGCTTCTTCTTTTTGTCTCTCAGCTTCTCTCCATTTTTTAGTAAGCTTTGCAATTCTTTTTTGCACACCATCAGAATATTGTTTTAGCTCATCTTCTTTAGGTTCTTCAGGTGAATTTTCCAATTTAATTTGACGTTCATTTTCATGAGTCTTATCTTCTGGAACTGTTTCATCTTCTACAACAGGTCTTACAGTCGGTTCTTCTTTTATTTCCGGTTGTTCAATCTCTGTTTGATTTTTTTCTTCAGCAATATCGACATCCATCGCTGGACCAGTTGTATCTATATCTACTGTTTTATTTTCTTCTTGTTGCATAGTTTCCTCCTATGTGGTTAATATTGATGAAGTATATCTTCGGGTTTATCGATGGTTGCTAAAACTTCATCATCATTTAGCAATCTTACTTCTCCGCCATCAATCTGAATTCTTGATCCAGCATATTTTGCAAAAATTACCCAATCGCCTTTTTTACACCAAGCTCCTTCAGGAAATTTATCTTTGTCATAACAGTGTGGTCCCATAGCAAGAACTAACCCACAAGTAGAACCTACTTGTTGTCTTTCAAGTGTATCTTGTCCAAGGTATAATCCACCTCTAGTTTTTTCTGGTAATTTAAATGGAAGAACTACAAGTCTCCATCCAGTTGGTTTAGGTAGTTTAGAAGATTCTTTTGTTTTTAATCTTTCATAACCATCAACTTCTTTTTGATGATCATCTTTGTATTTATCTAATAGTGCCGATTTAACTTTCGGTTCTTCCGAAGTCGACGACGTTTTCTGGTCTTTCAGTATCATTTTTTTCCTCCTTAGGATTTAGCAGGTTTGATATTTCCTGTGATATTCTTAAATAGGCATGTGCCTGTCCCATCATATACTTGTATTTTTCCATATTGTCAACACCTCCACCAATCATATTATCTCCAATAGATTGATATTGTTCTTTTAGTTGTCTTTGTATTTTATTTAATATGGTTAACTCTTCGTTTAACATTTTTCTTTCTCCTTTTATTTAGTAAATTAACTCTTGAATGCCAACACCATTCAGTTATTTTTATAGCACCTGTTTCAACAAATGCAATGGCATTATCCAGAAAACCAAAAAATTTATATACTAATCTATCTAGCATTTCCAACGTCTTCTAGCTTGCCTGATTCTAGAATTAGGATCATTTCTAGTTTTAGCTGATGAATTTTTTAATTGTCCTGCTGATCTTGCACAATATGATTTTCTTCTTTTCGCTGCAGCTGAACCTTTTTTAACTTTACCAGTCACTGCTGTTTTTAATTTTGATCCAGGGTTTGCTGCTCTATAAGCTCTTACACCTTTAGCAGTCATACCAGCTCCTGATTTAGTTGGTCTGTAATTAGCACCTTTACCTTTAGTAGTTTTTCTAATTGAGCCACCTTTTGCTTTTTTAAGTCTAGTAATAGTAGTTCCTTCACCTGTAGTAGTATCTATTTGTAAACCTCTAGGTAAATCTCTAATATTATTTTTACTTTCATCTCGACCGTATTTATATGTTTTTGATGAAGTATCTTTTTCTTTTGTTTTTTTATTATATTTATTCATTATATTTTTTGTAGATTTGGATTATCTGTTAAAATATTTTTTTCTGCTCTAGGTCTTGCAATTGAATCTTTACTTCTTTTTCTAAGTTGAGCAATAGCAGATTCTTTTAATCTTTTTTCTCTAATTTGTTTTTGTAAATCTTTTTCTAAGTTCATTATGTTTTCTTTGTAAATGTTTTAACATTAGTTGGTTTTCCTCCAGGATTACCGGCTGCTCTCTTTCGTTTGACAGCAGATGCCTTTTGTCCTTTTGTCATCCGTGTGGCTTTTGCAAGTGGTACGCATTTTGGATATTTCCTTTTGCTCCCCTTGCTTCTCCCGCATGGTTGATACTTCCCGTCCTTCTTTGGTGCTCCAATGTCTACCCATTTCTCTGATACCCATTTTCTTAAACCACCTTCTGCAAAATTCCTACGCACAACTAACTCTTCGTTTTCTAGCCATGCCTGCCATCAAACCACCGTTAGCAGCTTTTTTTCTTCCACCCGGTTTTATTTTACCTGAGCAAACTCCTGATGCATACATATTAGCATATGCTGAAGGATATACTTTAAATTTTCTTTTAGCGGCTGCTTTGCCTTTTGCGCAAAGTTTAGCCATTACGCTTTAACCATTTTAGCTATAGGTGATTTTTCTTTTTTCTTTTTACCTTTAGCCATTAAAATTTTTTTCTTTAATTCTGCAGGTAAAGTTTTTTGTGCTTTTGTTAAACCGTTTCCGCCATTACTAAATTTTTTTCTCATTATTTTTTTCCTCCGTTGTTTCTAAAAATTTGTGTTCCTTTTATACCATAAATTGATGCCACGACAAGGATCCAAAGATTAGTGAACCATGAAGGGAGTGTAGAAAATAATTCGAAGAACCTATTTACCTTATCCATCGCAGTTGGATCATCCGATACGACTGCCCAAGCCAAAATTGCTATTGGCGCCGACAAAATTACAAGAACCGCCTCGTCCTTCCAGTCCGATTGTCTAGCTTCTAAAAGTTTTCCTTGGTAAGCTTCTTTTCCTTCAGCCATTCTGGATGCATGCATCAACTGTGCCTCTGACATAGCCATTTTAGTCTTCTGCTTGTTAGCGTATATTTTACTTCCAGCAGAAACGGCTAATTTAATTGCCGATAACCACATATTAGTAAGCTTTTGATTTTCTTTTTTTGTCTGCTAGTACTGCGCCTTGACCTTGAACTTCTTCTTCAGGTCCACCAGTGCCAATATAGTTATAAGAACCGTCAGCAGTTGTTTTAGATCTTGGATCTATCTCAATTTGTTGCTCAGAAACTTTAACTTCTTTGATTTTGTCTAATTTTTCCATAATTGTCTCCTTATTTTTTTATTTTAACTGTTTTTTTCTTAATTGTCACTAACCTTTACGCATGATTTCAATATTTGGAACTGTATTACCAGTATTTTTCATCATTGAGTCTGCACTTGGTATAGTTTTACTAAGAATAGTCTTTTCAATTGAAGTATCGGCTCTTAAATTTGCTAATTCTTCATTTTGTTGAAGCTTATCTTCTTGGTTTGATTGATTCATCATAGTTTTCATCTTATCAAGATTCATTCTCTCTTCATCTTGATCTTTTTTACGTTGATTTTCCATTGCTCTAAGGTCTAATTCTCTTTCTCTTAGTTTAGCAATAGGATCATTATCAAATTGTGAAGTAATTTTCTTTTCTTCGTTCATAAATTCTTCCATCATTTCAGCAATTAGTTGTGCTTTTCTTGCTTCAACTCTTTGTTGCATCATCATGAACTGCATTTGCATCTGTTGTGCCATTTGTGGATTCTGTTGCATGGCCATTTGCATTTGTTGCATTTGTACTAACTCATCTTTGAATTCTAATTCAATTTGTTCTTGAGCCATTAAACTAATATGTTCAAAAATATTTTTCTCAAGGCTTGCCATAACCATTGGATTGTTTCTTGCAATGTTAGTTGCCATAAAATTTAAGTGAGCTGTAATGTGTGCTCTATGATCTTGTCCAGGAAATGCTTGAAACTGTGCACCACCTAAAGCATCAATATGTTCTAACGCTGGATCTTTAGGAGCTGGTTGTTGTGGTCTTATTAAAACCTGATCAATGTTTTTTACACCTAATGCTTCATACATATTTCTATATGATTGATACATATTGTGCATTTGTGGATTAGATTGTGCCAGCTGGAGTTCCGTTTGCGCAAGTGAAATACGCTGTGTTTGAGAAAAAATGTTAGGGTCAGCAACTGGCACTATATCTACCCTATCATCAAAATCAGATTGCATAATCATTTTTTGACCCCCAACTACATCGTACGGATATTCTTGTGGTAGATATAACTTGAATACTCTAGCTAAAATTCTAAATTCATTTTTTAGAGCTGAGTAAATTCTTTTGTGAATTGCAGACATTGTTCTACTTCCTCTTTCAAGTAGAGCAACTGTTGTTCCTACTGCTGCTTGTTGATTACCATCACCAACTTGTAAATCTGCAATCGATGCAAATCTTTGACCTGCATTAACTACAACACCCATCAAACTTAATAAAGTCTGTGAAGGTTCTTTAAATGGTAACATCATAAATGAATCTCTTAGATTACCACCAGGTGCATCTACATCTCTAAACTCACCAGGTTGAATTGATTGTGCATCATCTCTGATTCTAATGCCTCTCATTTTAAATCCTGCAGGTAAATTAGATAATGTTCCTGCATCTAGTAATTGTCTTAATGCAGAAGTTGCAGTTCTTGATAATCCACCAATCATGTGAATTAAACCAAAACCATAAAAACCTAAACCTGGTAAAAATTTGAAATGTACAAAGTATTGTATTTTTCTTTTCATTGGATCACCTGCTTCATAGTTTCTTCTAATAGATAAAATCTCATGCGATCCTTCTATGAAAGTTACTATGTATGGAATCTTAATTCCTGAAGGCTCACCAGTTTCTTGATTCATATCTTCGAAACCTTCTAAATCTAAATCAACGTGACATTCTAATAATGTAAATACATCTTCATCTTTTGCTTTTGAAACCCCTTCAAGTTCTCTTTCTTTTTTATCAATTTCAGTTTCTTTATCTTGAGGTTTTCCAATTTCTACATCTCTATAGAAACCAGCAACTTGTTGTTTTCTTAAATCGTTTTCTGAAATTTTAACACGGTGAATAATTGCTTCCGCATCATCTAATGAGGTAGCTGTGTACGGAACAATTAAATCATCTGCCGGAACAAATTTTGATACTGCTCTTTGTTCCATATCATCATAATAAACTTTTTTAAAAGCTGAACCTGCAAGAGGTAAATTAAATAACATTTGATCAAACTCCGGTTCATACTCTTTCATCTTTTCCATTATTTGATAATTCATAAAATCTTTAACACGAGTTGCTTGTTGTGTTTTATCAGGAGTAGGCATTCCTAAAACTTGAGTTCTAACCGGTCCATCTGCTGGAAGTAATTCTTTATAAGCTAATGCTTGAAACTGTGTAACTGCTTCTGCTAACACTGGGTGAGTTGCACCACTTGCTCCTTGAAATGGTTCTGTTCTATTATCGTATTTAAAACCTAAAAGGTCTAACCCTTTAGTGTAAGTTTGTTCCCACTCTTTTCTTGAAGAAGAGTAGTCCATATATTTATTATTTAAGTCAGAAGATAATTCTCCTAAAACATCGTCAGGTAAAAATTCTGCAATATTTGAATAATGCTCATCACCACCTTCTGGTGTTGCAGCTCTTGGATCTAAATTAATATCAACCGAACCATCTTCGTTCTCTTGAACTTCTACATCATCAGGTGACTGTTGTTCTTCTGTTGCTTCTTCTACTACCTGTTCTTGAATTTCTTCTTCACCAGGTAAATTAAATTCTTTTCTGACTTCGTTTGGAAGTGCTTTGTCTATATCCGCCATTTATTTTTTCTCCAGATTGTTTGACTGTTTTAACAGTATTATAATTAATATTCAACCCCTGAGGCATGGGTCCTGATTTAGGGGGTATTGTAGTAGTTAGTCTTTTAGACATTATCAGGTCTCCTGATTATATTTCTAACATCAATCAAATCTATTTGTCCACCCAAAGGATCTTTAAATTCACCTGAACCTAGTCCAGGAGCACCTTTAGCTTTTAGACTTTGCAAAGCGTTTTTAGCCATAGTTAAAATTCCTTTTCTTTCAGGGGATCTAGGTTTTGCTTGATTTAAATTTAAACCTGCTTCTCCTTTACCAATAGTCATTTTTGGATCTCTAATTTTTTCTTTGATCATAATTCCACTTGGATCTAATGCAGTTCTTCTAATAGACATTCTAGATTTTATGTTTGCGTATTTGGGATTATCCGCTCTTAGTTGTCTATCTTCTTTCATTAAACCAGCTATCTTTTCTGTTTTAACTTCAGGTTTTAATTTTTCATTTCTATATACTGTTAGTATTTTATTAAAATTATTTTGAATTTTCTTTTCAAAGTTTTCATAACTTTTAATATTTACATCTGCAGGAAGATAAGCCAAATTAGACAAAGTAACTGGAGTATTATATTGACCTATGTGAGATAAATTAAGACCTCCTTTACCTGCTATCTTTTTTTCTATATTTGGATTAGATATTTTTTTTAAACGTTCCAATCTTTTTTTAGATGTTATAGCTTTTTGAGTTTTTTGTTTCTCAGGATCAGCGGGTGTAATTCCTTTTTTTTGAAATACAACATCTTTATTTTTTGTATCCGTTCTTGTTAATATTTTTTCTTTTTCAAATCGTGTAGGTGTATAACCTTTATAATCTGGATTATTAATAATAGCTTGTATCTGTGCAGTTGTTTTAGGAGTAAATTGATTACTACCTTTTATATTTCTAACTTCACCATCTTTTGTTCTAAAGCCAGTGTTTCCTTTCTGAAAACCTTGTCCTGTTTTAGGATCACTTCCTCCAGCTCCTATTCCAAAATTAACTCTACCTCCATCTGCATATCTATCTAATTCAGCATCATACTGTCTTATTTTTTCAGTAACCATTTCACCAGTCTCACCAAACAATGGCATAACAATATCGTAATAATCTGATGCAGATATATCTTTTTGGTCATATGCTTTTCTTGCAGTTTGTCCAACTAGATTAATATAAGTTCTTGGTGATAAAGTATTAACGGCTGCTTTAGTATTTAAAATATCTAATACTTCTTCTGTCTGAGATTTTTCTTTAGCTATCGTATATTGTTTTGGTTTTGCTTTAGGAACAATTGGTTGTCCTTGTTCTAGGAAATAAGACCCGATGTCTTTGGCCATGTTAACCTCTGGCTTCTGATAAAATTTGATCTAAGAATTGTCTAAATGAAACTGGTTCTATTCCTTGTTCTTGCATTTCAAAAACATATTTTCTGTATTCATCCATTGCTGAATCGTTATCAGCCATTTTAATTGATGGAGCACCTCTTTTACCAAATTGATCTTCAATTTTTTCTTCTAACTCGTACATCTCTTCTTCAGTTAAAAGTTCTAAAGGCTTACCAAATAAATCTAAAGACATATCATTTTTCTCAGACATTGGATCTGGAGCTGATGCCATTTTAGTTCCTTCAAGACTCTTGATCCCTGAAGCCTGATCCATTCTATCATCAGAACCCATTGCATAACCTATTCTGCCACCGTAAGCCATATTTTTTGAAAGTTTTTCTCTAGCTTCTTCAATTGCTTCTTGTTGACTAAAACCTTGTTCTCTAAGTCTCTCTACAAGTTCCATAAATTTATCTTCACTTCCATTTGCATAGTTAGTACGCATCATGCCTCCGGCTGCTTCATTTTTTCTCATCATGTCAGCTTTATCAGCCATCATGTCTGAAAAATCATCCATAGCGATTTTATAAATTTTAGCTTGCATTTTAGGACTTAGATTAAAATAATCATAACCCATATCATCTGCTATATCTGCTGCTAAATCTTCGATTGCTTGTTTGTCCATAATTACTAATAATACACTTTTGGTTTAGCTTGTAAAGGCTCATCTTCATAATCATCAGGATGTTGAATTAAACCACCTTGTCTAAATCTCATAACCGCCTGAGTCATCGAGTCCACCAAGTCATCATGATCTCCATAAGGAAAAGCAGCGCACTCTTCAATTACTTCTTGTGCAAAGTCCATATCAAGTGGTGCGTATATCTTACCACTCTCAAATAATGGAGAAACTGAATTAACTCTTGTGTGTTTATCATTTCCTTTACTCGGTGTAAAGTTAATTACTGGTATTCCCATTTTTCTAAGTTCATAAGTAAGAGGTAACCCTGAAGCTTTGCCCTCAATGATTACGGTTTCCGGGTTCCAGTATCCATATTGCTCCATTGCAATACGTCTGAGTTCTGGAAACTCATATCTTCCTTTTAGACAATCTACTAAAATTAAACAAGGACCACTATCTTCAGTTGGATGAAATACACCCCAGGTAGTAATGGCACTGTAGTCGGCAGTTTCTTTTTTCATGAAAGCGGTATCATAAGATTGTATAACATGTTCTAAAGGCGGAATGTCTCCTTCCCAATCTTGCCACCATTCTCTTTTAATCAAAGCACCTTCATCTCCAGTTGGGTTCTGCATATACTGCGCATTCCATTTTGATAATGGGATCGAAGCTTTAACTGCTTCTAGATCTTCTAGCTTCCAATATTCCGGCCACAGGGGTTTATCAGAAGGTAGGATTGCAGGAAACTCAATTACTTCCCATTGATCCGCTTTATTTTCTTTTTGT